CTTTACGAACAATATCACTCGTAAGGGTTTTATCAAATAATGTCCAAGTAATTTTCTTACCATCAATTTTATATTTGTCGGAATGAATAACTGGCATTCCAGAATTACCCGTATCAAACTTTGCCACAATTTCACCAAAAGGTTTAATTGTGACCACTTCTTTGTACCCACATTCTGTTGGTACTGTATATCTATTTTCTTTCTTAGCAAAGTGTGTAATAACTTCCTTTGCAATATTCATACCTGTAGCGTCTTCAATACCCTCTGTTCCAGGTGATGAATTTACTTCTAACATAAACGGTGGTTTATTCACTCTGTCTTTACTAGGTATAAAATCAACTGCCGTCCAATATCCACCAACTGCTTTAGAAGCCTTTAAACATTCTTCGATTTCTAATTCTGTTAGTTTAATTTTTTGTGGTTCTGAACCTTGTGATACATTTGACCTGAAATCTCCTTCGATAACTGGTCTTTTCATAGCCGCTAGAAACTTACCACCTAGGATATGTACTCTAACATCATAATCTGTTTTAATATATTCTTGTATTAATAAGTCAGCGTCTTCATCTTGTTTATGAATTAACTGTACTATTGAATCTAAACCTTTTGGACTATCAACAAATAATACACCAACACCTTTACTACCTCTTAATGTTTTCATTATAAGAGGAAACTTAATACCTGATTCATCAACTTGTTCATTTGATTTTTCGGGGTCACTAATTAATTTAGTTTGTGGTTGTGTTAAACCATAATCTGCAAGTCTTAATGCTGTTCTATACTTATCAGCACATATATTAATTGTAGTTCTAGGATTTACAAGTGTTGAGTTTGCTCTTTCAAGAATTGAAACAAGGTCTAACCAACTATCTTTTCTTGTAATAGAACCACGTACTACAGCAACTGTCATTGCACCAACTTCAAAACCTTTTTTATCGTCTTTGTTATGAAATTTACGGACACCATCTTCTAGCGTAGTGTAACCACCAGATAGTTTGAAAAGATAATATGGATAATTTAACTTATCACATTCTTCTTTTAATCTATCAGCAGTATGAAAAGTTTTAGCCTCTTCAGGTTCATCTGTAATAATCAGTAACCTTAAAAAGTCTTTTGGTTCTTTTGCTTCTGTTAGATAGTCTTTAAACTTGCTGACCTGCATTGTTGCCATCTTTATCCATATCTGTTGGTTTTTTACCTATATTATATTTAGCGTTTAATGTCCAATCATTCTTTTCTTTAAACGGTAAAACCTTGATTTGAGATAATGGCGCCTTGTCTTCTACTCTTGATTTGTCAACAATATCAATCAAATTCCAGTCTTGTAATAATAATGCAATTGTGTTTCTTCTTTGAATATCGTTGATAACTAATGTAGATGATTTGCCATCTAAAGCAAACAGTTCTTTAAAATGTGTTATAAAGTATTTGCCTTGTTTGTGTAAGATGTGACAAGACTGAAATAATGTCTTATCTTTTCTACTTGCTACACCGATTCTTGTTAATGTTTCTCTGACTTTTAGAAAATCGTCAGGTTGTTTGATGGTTACTTCAAGCATTTGCTCTGGCGACCAATTAATATTTTCACTCATTTTCTTTTTCTCCCACCCTTATTCAGGCTCATTGTTAATTCTTCAATCTGGCCATCTGAAAGTAGGTTAAGAGCTTCTTTTGCTTTTGAATTACTATATCCATAATACTCTTTTACAACGTCTAAATTCTTTAGTTTGGATTGTGATAACCACTTCCCACCAAATCGCTTTTTCTTCCTAATACTATTTATCAAATAGTGGAATTGCATACGTTTTGGTAAGAAATGCAAGCCATTCATTTCGTTGCTGTGCATTATTGTATCATAGAACATAGACAAACATCTATTAATAACAAAAGGGGAAAATTTCTTTTCCCAAGTTATATCGTCTGTGTCTAGTAATGGTGTTTTGGTCTCATTTATCGCTTTTAGATAATCTTTTAGTTCGTACATTCGCTCTACCCATATAGTAATCGCCAGGTTCATAGTTCCACCTTTTACCGTGGTGACCTCGTATGTCTGCGTAGGTCATTCTGACTTTTACAATTAATTTTCTTAAACTTCTTATCATTTGAATTTACAATTTGCCATAATTTCTGTTAAACAAGCGACCATATTTATCTCTTGGTCAGCAACAAAAGCAGATTTATATTGATATCCTGCAATAATTAATACAGCTTGAGGTACAGAATTGCCTTCTAACGTAGAGTACAACAGATTGTAAATTGTTGAAAACAAAGATGATGGTTCTTTATCAAGATTGTTAATGACCCACTTTCGCATATCATTAAACCTTTTCTCTTTAAGAATGGTCACCAACTCTTTAGTATTTGCCTCTGATAAACTAAACAGAATACCACTATCAATCTTACCTCGTACAGAATATCTTTGAAGTTCATTGATAGTCCGTCTGAAATCTGGATAATGTTTTTGTATAAGTTCAGCTAATACCTTTTCATCATATTCAACTTGTTCATCTTTAAGTATTTTACCTAGTCGTTTCATCAACGCCTGTGCTGTCTTAACCTTTTGACCATTCCTAATGGCAAAGTCAATTACGGTACAACGACTATGTAATGCTGGTAAAATTTTACTTTTGTAATTACAAGTAAATATGAATCTACAATTATTATGAAAAGTCTCAATGAAGTTTCTTAAAGCAGGCTGTACTGATTCGGCATTCATATAGTCTGCCTCATCTACAATCACCACTTTATGTGCTGATGTTTCAGTTAATGATACAGTAGAGGCAAAGTTTTTAATCTTATGTCTCAACGTATCAATCTGTCGGCCTTCATCTGACCCATTGATTATAATATAGTCAACACCTAATTCTTCACATAAGGCACGTGCTACGGTAGTTTTACCTGTACCAGCAGTACCAGATAGAAGTAGATTAGGTATTTCTTTTTGTTTTAAAAACTCTGAAAATGTTTTTTTAGTATCTTCAGGTAAAATACAATCTTGTATTTTTTTAGGACGGTATTTTTCAACCCACAAAAATTCACTCATATATACCTACCTCTAAAATTCAGAGTCAGGTTCAATAGCAATCCAGTATTGAATAGGTTTGCCTTTTGATATGAAATGGCTTATTTTCTGTTGTGAAATTGCAACATCATAATCATCAGGAATCATCTTCATATTTTCTGTCTTGAAATAGGCAGTAAATGTTTTGTCTGTATCTCCTAATGAAATTGAATAATCGTTTGATGGTGTTTTCTTATCAACAGCAACAATACTTAAAGTCTTACCATCACCTTTTACTGCAATGTCTGGTAGATTTAATGTATTAACACCTCTCATAAGTTTAGCAAGATTGTCTTTAGACAATGTAAATGTAATAAACTTATCAGGCATATTAATTGATTTTGTTGGTGCAACCACAACCGATTTATCTGCAAAGAAATATTTAATTGATTGTTTTGAATTGTTGTCTTTGATTACTAAATTCTGACCACCATTGAAATTAAGGTCTGACTTATCAAATAGGTCAATAGCTCTTAAAAATTCAGGTAAATCATAGATAGCAAACTCTTGGTCAAACTTCTCTGTAATTTCAGCTTCTGCTAAAATGTTTTTCAACGTAGAGATAGTTTGAATTTTGTTGCCTGGTTTTACCAAAATATTCTGATTGATGTCAGAAAAGTTTTTTAGTATGGCAACCGTATCACTTGTTAGGTTCATTATGTAGTTCTCCTCATAGTATTAATGGAGCGGATGGTAGGTACTGCCCCTACTTCTAAACGTTGGTAACGTCTCATAATACTTTTATACGACATCCGCATTTTTATAATATATCAAACTTTAGCATTATTGTCAATGCTGGTTTCAATCTTCAATAAAGAAACTTCTTTATCGGTCTTATTATTAACACTTCTAAATGTGGCTCTATTCATTTTCTTGTTAAACCAAGAGAAATCGTGGCCTTCGTTTGTAAGTTGTGTTAAATTCCATATCACCATTTTGTTATCTGTAAATAGATTAACGTATAGTGCTTGTTTACCAGGTGTTGCTTTTGCTAAAAGTGATTCGTACTTCTTTTTTTCAAGAATCAAACCCTCTACTGCATACTTATGGTAACTTTCAAAATTTCTTTTTTTGATTTCACAAATGTAATTATCATTTTCAGCGTCAAACCTAGCATAGTTTGTACTGACCAGATTTAAATTATCATTTGCAAATATAGGTAGTTTATTGATTTCTGTAATAACAGATTGTTCATCATTTGACCACATTATATAAAATTCCTTATCATCATTATTTATACATCATATACTAAAGGCGTCCCATTGTCAATGGTGGAACGCCTCTACTTTTATTATTATTTGATAGTGATAGTTCTAGCCTTCTTATGGTCTGGAACAATCTTCTCTAAAGATACTTTCAAAAGTCCATCTTTTAATTCAGCACCTTTAACTTCAACATCATCAGCGATTGTAAAGTGTTTCATAAAGTTTCTTTTAGCAATGCCTTTGTGTAATACACCATCATTGTCTTCAACTTCTTTTTCGTCTTTACTTTTTACTGATTCGATTTTAAGGATATTATCCTCATAGTTTACTGATACATCTTTCTTACCATAACCAGCCAATGCCACTTCAATGTCGTAGGTCAAAGAACCTGTCTTTACGATATTGTATGGTGGATAGTTATTAGCCGTCATATGTGGAATGTGATTGTGAACAGTATCTAAATGTTCAAACATATCGTCAAACCCCACGGTAAACGGTTTTAGTCCAGTAAAAATTGAATGAATTGCTTTGTGATTAGTCATTTTAATCTCCTTTGTTAAGCAAGTTAATGTTTGATACCTCTTATGAGCGTATCATAGTTATTTATATGGGGATTAAATATCATATTACAACCCCCATACAAAATTTTTTTACTTCACCTGTATTAGTGAATGCCATTCGTCAATATCTACCATCTGTGGAAGAAAACCTGCAACACTCATAAAACTAGTATTGCAACCTAACTTTTTAAGGTTTTTTATACCCTCATTCCAAGAGTCCATTGTTTGTTTTCTTTTATCAATATAGGTCATATTCGGAGTAGGTTTACCTACGTGAAATACAACTTGACATTTATTACCTGTTTTTAGATATTGTCTAATCATACGGTGATAAGTTCTATAAGCAGAACCTTGTTTACATAAAAAGGTATGTTTATTATCTACTAATTTACCACCAAATTCATATTTGATAGCACTATGATTTTTAACCCACCTTTTAGCTTTTGCTTCTGTGTATTCGATAAATTTATCATTAATACTAGCAGCTTCTTTGACTAACCTTACAATATTTTCTTTTGATTGTGGAAGTCTAAAGACACACATAGTATTTACATAATCTATAATATCATCTGTACTTTTTGATAAGTATCCACCATTAATTTTTTCCATAATGGTATTCTTAATATCAATTTCTTTATTATTAGCCTTTGGTAATCCTTCATTCTCTACCAACCTAACATCTAATAATGCGTTATCATCACATTCAATAACATCAAACCAAAATTCAAAGTCATCACCATATAGATTCTCAAATGATTCGCCTCTATTGAAACCATAAGCTTGTTCAAAATTGTAAGCACTACCTTTCGGCAACTCTCTAACACAAGGTAAAAATTCAGTAGAATCCCAACCATTTGATAAAGACTTTTGCAAAACTTCTACTTGTGCTGGGTCTGTTCCGTGATAACGAGCAGTATTACCTGTGTCATCTACGTGTATATCTTTTAATTTTAATTTAACTTGTTTTTTAATTTTAGCACCAGGTACCATAGAAAAATCTGGTAAAGGTGGTTTTAATTGCTCAATTGAAAGGTGAGCTACCTCTTTTAATGGAATAATCATTCCTGTCTCCTGTTTCTAGCCTTTGTGGCTGTTAAAGAATCAATTAGAGTTAACTACAAAAATCAATTCTACTTTTATTTATAACGGTAGTTTTTCTTTTTTGAGTTTAAAACTACCAAAACATTAACTCGCAGCTTTAGTTTGTTTGTTTAAAGTGGTGCGAAACTAAGCGCAAATGCTGAAACAATCCACTATTCAGGTTCACTCTCGCTCTACTGAATACATTTGGGTTGAGGTAGGTCTCACCCTCATTATACTAACTTATCTTACTAAGCCTATCACCGTAGTGCTACGAAGACCAATGAACCCGAATTAGGTGGTGATTTTTATAGAGAATCACCAAACTCTAACCAGTTCGTTTATTTCAACAGGCTCTGGTCGCCTCTCCACGCCGTAGGTCTTATGAATTGCCTACTCACCATATTTATCATCATTTAAGCACAGGCGGGAAATCTATCTTTGTTGTTCAAGTTTCTTCATCTTTTTTTTGAAATTCTTGATACCCTCTTTTTTCTTCTCTCTTTTGATTTCGGAAGGTTTTTGATAGTATTGTTTGGCTCTTAACTCCTTGACAATGCCTTCTTTTTGTACTTTTTTCTTTAGCACTCTCATAGCTTTTTCAAGGTTTCCGCCTCTAACTTCTACTGTTATACTCATATTATTACCTCCTCTCCTCATCATCATTACTTGAATCAATACAATTAAGTATTAAATATAAAATACCAATAGTAAATGGTATGCTTATAAACAAAAATAATATTGCGTGTTCTATATCAAACATAATTCTTTCCGTGTAAAACGTGGTGAGGCCACTACACCTCACCACTAGGACTTACACTATATAAATTTAGATAACGTCAGCGTCATCCGAGGAATTATCGTCCTCATCCGTTTGAGCAGCTATTTCACTCTGTCGAGTCTGTTCGGCAATCTGCTCAGCAGAAGCGCCAGCGTCAACCTTGGTGTATAACTCCATAAACGAATTCTTTGTATCATCATCAAATCTATTCGTACAAACTTCAATCGCTTTTACTTTGCTATTAAAGATTGTATAGGCTTGAATGATATGTACCAATCTTCTAGTTGATATAATCTCATCAACACCACCATCAAAGTAGGTTTTTCTGATTACATCAGC